TTAAATGGCGTTTCAAAGATAGTAAAATCTGAGCTCCAAATGTTTACGTTCTGCATTATTTCGGGATAATTATTGTTATACTCATCCTCAAATCGTGCTTGTATTTGAGTTGTAAAGTTTTCGGGTGTGAAGTAAATGCCATCGTGATTCAATGCAATTACTAAGTTTTGATGCACTTCCTCGGGCACCTCATCGACATAACCTTTATAACGCTTTGCCAATCGTGCCGATAATAATTGGCGGCTTCCATCTGGTCGAACATAAACAGTTTTGTCGCTGCTAATGTTTGGCTCTTTGAAGTATAATGGTAATCGGATATAGTTAGTTGTAGGTATAAGCAATGGTGGTGCAGGAGGTGGGTTAATAACAACAACCGCAGTCCTATAATAAAAACCAAATGCGTTTGATGTGTTTGTGTATGCAAGTTTAGTGGTTAAGCATTTATCATTAACCTTTTTAAAGCATTGATTAGATATAAAAAAACTTGGCTCCGAAATACCACAAGCAAACGCTAACTGAAAGCAATCGCCATCGAAAGTATTATCAAGTAAATCAGAAAACACAAAGGAAAAATAAATATTGTAAATCGGCACTCCGCTTTGTGTTCCATTAGTCACAATGCTTGTTATTACGTCGTTTAAAATTACACCAGTGCCACTTGTCGGCACTTTATAAACTGTCACGCTACTTATTACCTCACTTGATACTATTTGCGTTTGAAAAGCCACATCGCCAACATCATAAATAGGTAAGCAAAAATCCTTTTGAATGCCACATTCTGTATCAGTTACATACTCGGGTATGCCTAAGTCATTCGCCAGGTTGTAAAAGGTTACAAAGCTATTAGGTATGTTTAATATCGCTGCCATTATCTTCTAATTAAAAGTTTAAATTCTGCTAATCCCTCATTCGGATCGTGATTGATTTCGACAATGTTGCCAATGTAGTAAGTGTCTGAGCATCTAAAACGAATTGCACCATAAGGATTTACTTTAACATCTTCAAAGTCTGCCATCGAAAACGGTGCGGTAAAGGTTACATATTCTGTTTTCCAAATTGGTGTGGTGTAATATGAATTATCAAAATCTGCAACGCTTATTGTTTCATTTTCTGCAATAACACTTCCCTCAATAGGGCAGTAAGTAGTCATTTGCCCCTCAGCAATATAGTTACCAGTGCCGCTTGTAAATATTAATTCCTCATTTGCCACCGTTGGTTGTGCTGCAACAATAGATTTAAACCACCTCATTAAGTTACGCAAAGGTGTTAATACGTAGTTCATTCGTGTTGCAGGAGAATAGATATTTGCAGCTCCATTGTCAACACCTCTGTAAGCATATAAATTACCACCCTCAACAACTGCGTTAACAATAAACAAGTCATCATCATAACGCCAATCACTTGTTCCCGTTCTCGCTTGGTTTTTTCTACGTGTTACTTCAATCGTATATCCTGCGCTAATGATATCAGCCATTAGGTCTAACTCTGTTGGATTTGAGTCGATGTTTCTGCGATATTGTCGCTCGGTATTCATCTCATCAAGACCGTTATACTCTTCGGCTTCCCATTTGTCATATCCCACGTTAATCGTGCCATAAATCAAATCTTGGGCAGTTGTGAATATAGCTTTGTCAACCAATCCGACATCAACTACTATTGTTGACTTATAAAACTCTTCAATACGTGCAATCTTTAACTCGGTTTCGTTGTTATCAAACCCCCACCCGATGTTAAATATTTTGCGACATTGCTCAAATAAATATTCGTATGATGTAAATAATTTGGGTGTGCTTGGCTCGGTTACTTGGCGAATAAATGAGCCCTTAGTTATTTGATAAAAGTCTAAACATTGATTTAATTCCTCTTCCATAACTAACGATGGGCAATCCTCATCCATGTATGCCGATGGGAGAAACTTTAACAACTCAGGCAAATAAACTGATGTGCATGTTGTGGCATCGCAATTGGAGTTAAGTTCCATTGTGAAATAGTTGTTTGCATTGCCTGCATCATAACTCAAATCAAAAGTAAAGTTGCTTGGTGAGCCTGTGTTAACTTGAAATACAACCGCCCAAAAGTAAAGCAAATATTGTGCTTCTTCATAGGCTGGTGTATTGCTATACGACAAGTCAAATGTTTCTACAATAGGAACGCCACTTGTTACTGTCATTGAACCGCCTCCCGTTGGATTTGATGAAATAACAGTATAACTATTGGTATCAATATCATATTTTGACATAACCAATGTCACTGTAACGCTACCATTGAAATTAGTATTTATCTCATAACCTCCTTTGCTTCGCCATCTAATAGTGGCATCATTATTAATGCAATTTAATGGGTCTGTTGTTCGTTCCCAAATTGCAAGGTTTGACCCGTTTTTGTTCCAATCTAAAAGGTCGGCAGGTGGTAAAAATCCATCTTGAGCAGGATTTTCAACAATAAACTGAGTTACATTGTTAATTGCAAAATCTCCAATTTCAATTAAGGGATTGTTTGGCAAATAAACTGGGATGCAAAAAACCTTTGAGCCAGTTGTTCCATAACTCCCACTGATATTAAATAAACTTCCATCGGTGTTAAACGCTTTATTCTGCAACAACACATCTTGCCCCTCAATATTCAATACCCTCAACAATGGTGGTGTAATCGCTTGCCCATCAAAGTTAGTTGTTGCTTCAATATCAACATCTTGACCCATTCTACTCATAAACACATCGGTGCACTTTGATGCGGTAACGCTTAACTTAATAAAGCAATAGTCAGCACATTGTCTTTCAAATGTATTGAAGTCAAATGCACCTATAAAATAGTTAGTATAGCCATCGCCCTCGGCACATTCGTAATCGATTTGCACTTGATATTGACCGTTAGCGCCATTCGTTTGAAATTCTGTATAAAGCAAATCGTAAGCTTCACCAACCCACTCGAATGAATCAGTTGATATGTTTATATTGATGCCATGACTTATGATGTTGCGCGTTAAGTTGCCACCAATACCATTCCAACCAACTGGCGATTCAACAACGGTTGAAACACTTGAACTGTCTATTAATGTGAACTTCCAATTCATGCTCTGTATCTCATTTTTTTGTTTCTAAATTCAACGCGGCTATTTTCTTTGAGCAAAAATGTTGTTAAACCTTGCTCATCAATATTGACATTTAAATTCGATTTGTGCTTTGCCATAATTCGGTCTAACTTATCGTAGTTAATGCCATCACTACTTGCACTTTGTTTGGTTTGAAATTGTGCCGCAAGTGCGAAATTCTGTGTGGCTAATGATGCTAATATATTGTTTGCAAATGTAGGCTCACCCTCATTAATGGCTTTCAATACTGGTAAATATTCGGCTGCTGCATGTCTGTTTACAACGTATTCACCGCGCTCAGCCTCAATCAATGTGCCTCCACTTGAATGCAATTGACCGCCTACCATACCACCATCGGCAAACTTTGGCGGTTGTGTTGATTCGATGATTGCGACTTGTGCGGCAGTTGATATGGCTGCGGCCGCTAACGATGCTATTGTTGCAGGACTTAATGGCCCACCTGGAACTGTTGCAAGTATGTTACCAATTGCTAAAGCTCCATTCATTATTGCTTGTGCTATTGCCGCTTGTTTTTGTGCCTCCCACGCGCGTGTTTTGATTTCGGCTTCTTGTTGTGCGTATCTTTCCTCAATCTGTAAGCGTTGTGCATCGGTTAGCTCTTTATTGCTTAACTCGGCATCTTTACGCATGCTAAGTGAATCTAATATTGATGCGGTTTCGGCATCTCTGTTTTGTTGGTTGATTGTGAAGATGGTGTCGGAGATGGTTTGTGCTGAAGATAGAGCTAAGTCAGTGTATGCCTTAATTTTTTCTTTATCATATGCGGATTTCTTATCTGCGGCTTCTTTTGCTGCATCTAATTTTGCTTGTTCTGCCGCTGCCCATGCTTCTAAATCTGCATCGTAATAATCATCTTGCGCGTATTTTTTATCCACCAACATCCTAACAAATGCATCATATTCTTTGTCAAACTGCTCTAATTTTAATATTAATTCACTATCAGTTAAATCTTCAGTTAACCTTACTTGGTCTTTTTTAAATTCAGTTATTTTTTTAAAGTAAAACGCTTGGTCATCAATTGATGTGGAAGACTCTAATGCTAATTGATTAGCTGCTATTTCCTCACGCAATCTGCGTTCTTCCTCTTTTATTGTGTTATCTACTTCCTCTTTTTTATTTTTTACAACTGCTTTACTTGTATCTTTTTCTTTTTGCAATTTAGCTTTGGCTGCGGCCTCATTAATATCTGCTATATCATCATTATAAGATTTTTCTGCAAGTTTAAAATCTTTAACATATTGGTTGTATATTCTTAAACGTTCGGCTTGATATGTTTTATTTGTTCTAATTTGATCACTAATGTCTAATGCATTAAATTCATCATCAAGTGTTTTTATATCTTTACGCATTTCTCTTTCAAACTGCATTTGAGATTTATTCCTTGAAATTATAGCATCTACACGCATTTTTGTTTCATCGGATAATCCTTTACGAATTAACTCAACTCTTGTTTTTATCACTGCAAGGCTGCCCTCATCTCTACCTATTTCAGCTATTTTTTTATTGAAGTTTTCTACACCATCATCTGCTGTATCATTTAGATAAGAAACAAGCGCAACCAAACCAATAACTAACAAGCTAACTCCTGCAGTTGCAACCGCAGTTGCTCCTGCTATACTTGTACCCATTAACCTGGCACTAACCGCAGCGGTTTTTTGCGCCCCATCCAACACCATTGTTCTCAATGCGCCCTCAGTTGTGGCTATATTCGCTAACTCTTGGACACCTTGCAACAATGCCATCGCGCCCTGAGCTTGCGCTAATGTTTTAGTTAACTTTTCGTTCTCACTTCCAAACAATGTTGCAGCACCCGCAGCAACCGAAGCCGCAGCGGCTATTCCTCTAAACGCAGTTACAACCGCATCAATTCGCTTTGTGTCGCTCGCTAATGCCTTAACCTTATCGTTGACATCGCCAATAGTATCGGTTAACTCTGCAGCGCGTTTTGTGGCTTCTCTTAATTCCTTTTCGCCTAATGACCCACTTGCAATCTGAGCTTTTAATTCTTTCAACTCTTGCTTCATTGACTTGAAACCCGTTCCTGCTTGCTTGGTTTCTTTTGTTACCTCAGCTAAATGGTCTGCAAATCCCTCCATCACTCCCGCTTGAATCTCGGCCATAAGCCCATCGACTTCGTTGGACAACTTGCCCATTTCGGTTGTGGATTTATTTAAGTTTTGAATGAATTCCTTTTGCTCATTGTTAACTTGCGCAAACGCGGCCGCATCATCTTTGCTTATCTTACCAAGTAATTCAAGTTGCTTAATCGCAGGCTCAAGTCCTGATGTGTCTGCAACGAATTTAATTATTACATTTTCCAACTGCCATTACTTTTTAGGCGTTTTTGGTTGTGGCTTCTTTGCCTCATTAGCAAAGAAAAAGAAATCCCACAAATTTAGTAAATTAATTTGATAATTCGCGGGTAAATATTTTAATACGGTAATCTTTAATCTTTCTCTGCTTGCAATTCCATCCCTAATGTCTGTAACGAAACTATATCCCGTTGAATCTGCTCTACTTTTTCCACTATCGCTAAATACGTCAGGGAAGTGTCGCCTGACTTCGCTAAAAACGGAACTAATTTCTTTATTGGCATTGACAAAAAAAAACTATCGCCTGCATTCTCTTTCCAGTTCTTAATCTTTTTTTCGTTAGCCTTAAAGTCATAACGTGTCAATGGCTCACTTTTATCCACAAACGCAACCGAAGCAACCTTGTAGATAATATCCTTGCTTATAATGAAGTTACAACGCTCCTCGAATCGCATTTGTAGTTTAATGATTTCGTTGAGGTTGATTTTCTTTGGATCACTTAACAACTTGCTCATTGCCGCGTTGTAATTCTTGATGTAATCGTTTGTAACTCCGTTCTGCATTTCTTGGTAAAATGTCAACGCTTCTAACCCACGCTCATAAGGTAGGTTGTTCTTATCGACAAACTCAAAGTAGTCAACGCCTCCACACTTGAACGCGAATTCAAGCGGGAATTCGGATTTATAAACTGGTGGCGAGTTCTTGAATAGGTTTCGGAAGTTCATTGTTATGTGTATAGTGTTTCGTTCTTAAGTTAATTATAATTTTACTATCTGTTTTATTGTAAGTGCGTTTCTTTGAACTGCCTCCACATCCGCATGTTTGACCAGTGTAAGTGTAGCCGAGTGATAACAGAAACTTATGTGCATCTTCAATCTCCATAATAAAACATTTTAGATGTTAACGCGTTTAATCCACATAGTATAAGTAAGTAAGGTATCAAATGCAAGTCGGTTACAAAATATAACCAACCGATTAAACCCCATACCGATGCCATACATGGCGGGCAATCGAACAATGGTTTGCTCCAAAATTCACCAACATAATGTCGAATATAGTTTGCTGCTTTCTCAAATAACATATCCTCACGCGTTAGGCAGTGAACACCTAAACAACATAGGCTATTCAGGGCAAGGACAAGGGATAATGGCAATAGTATCATCTTCAGTTATGTTTATGAAGTTAAGTGTAATTGATGAATAAACTGTCCCACAAATATCAAAATTTGTGACATCGCAGCCATTAAGTATTTCAACTTTTACGGGGCCCGTTCCAATGTTCCAGAATCCGTTATTGTTTATTTCAATTACTGCATCGTATAGGCCGCTTGTTGCTTCGCGTTTAAGCACCCATCCATTTGCATACGTAAATTTTACAACGTAGTTAGTATCGTTTGTGAACGTGGGGGAACTGAATTCTAATGTTTCAGCACATCCGCTTACATCTTGAGTGTAGCTTGTTAAACAATTAAGTATAGCCATGTTTTATTTTTTTATTCCGTAAAAATACAAATCTTGTGGAAACTCTGTACGTGTTTTGAATTTATAATTCGAAAATACTTTGTCGCAATCCAACACGCTGCGAATATCGGCCTCGCTTAAGTTGCGATAGTAGTGATTAGTAAACGGTGAATCTTTTGGGCTTGTGCGCTTTGTACCATGTTCGGGTCTGCCTGGCGCGGCACAACTAAACAAAAATAAACCACCTTTGCTCAATAAGTTTTTAATTACATTTTTTAACGTTTGTTGCCAATGCTCATCATGCTCAAAGCACTCAGTTGAAATAACCACATCGTAATCGTTATCGATGTCTGTCCTATGCAAGTGCCCCTTAATTACAAGGTCAACATTAGGCCCATCTCCGATATCGATGCCAGTATAGTCGCATTGCTCAAACAAATAACGGTTGTTGCCATTGATATCAAGTGATCCGATGTCTAAAACGTTAGTGCCGATAAAGAATTCTGGGTGCGCGTGCTTAACAAGCTCGCACCATTCAACTTGTTCTTGGTGTGCCATATTTTAGTTTATAAGTTTCGTTATCGGTGTGTTGTATCATTCCAAACTCCTCCATTCTCGATGTGGTGCTAATCTCGGATTGAATCGATAAGCCATGCAATACAAACGGTGTCGCGTGTTGTGCTAACCAATCATCACCGTTTGCAATAAGTAAATCATCGGGTATCGGTGTGTACTTTGATTTGTGAATTAACATCAAACAGCCCCATCCATAAGGGCGTTCTTTCATCGGTTTGAGGTGGATGTTATGGTCTGCCTTTAGTTGGTAGTTCTCAAATGCCATTCCGATAATGCCAACGTGCTGCAAACTGTCATCATAGATGCCTAAGAACGATGGGTTAAAGTTAATGTCATCATTGCAAATTAATATGTTCTCAAATTGGGAACGTTCAACTCCGTAATTCCATGCAGGATTTACATAAATATTTTCAGCCATTAAGTGTATGTCATACTTAGCGTTAAGTGGCAACGGTTGACTTTCGCTCGGGTTGTTATCAATAATGATAACCTCGCCTACTAATTCGCAGTTGCACAAATCGGTTAACAGTTGTGTGATGCGTGGAGATTTCCACATTGTTGGAATTATTACGCTAAACATTTGACAAATATATGAAATTTTTTAGATAAGTGTTACAAGCATAACGAAATGTGTCTAATGCATCGGCTTGTTGAGTCGGATCGTTACGGTCTGTTTTCTTTATAGTGCCATCGGGTAGCACCGCCACGTTTTCTAAATCGAATTGCAATCCCTTAGTAAACTGAGGGTCAAGTTCTACATTGCCACGCGCAAGTAATGAGTTGACTAACATTCGGTTGTCTTCTAACGATGGGTTAACGCTTGGTACTAACATTTGATTGTTGCTGAGGTTAAACTTCTGTCGAATAACAACGTAATAGTTGAGGTTATCCTGCACCAATGCACTCGATGACTTGCCACTTGCATCGCCAGTTACTTGGTAAAGTGCATTGCCATACTTAGACTTAATCACATCGCAAAGTTGGTAGATGTCGCTATTGGCTAACTTAATCGTTTCTTTAACTCTTATCGTTGATGGCGGCATAACTTGAAGCACTGAGCAACAAATAGGATTACGGTTAAAATCAAAACTAAGTATGATGGGCAGTTGTTTGTTAAGTTCAACGGGCTTAAGGTGTTTAGTCGAATCGTAAGCATATGCCCAACGATTGCCATCCATATCGAAGTTAGTCCAATCGCCACCGATAAACTGCCTACGATAACGCTCATCCATACGTGACCAAACTTTACGCTGCTCATCAGTTACGAATGCATTATCATCTGGCATGGCTAACTGATAGTAAAACTCCTCACCTAACTCGCCCTTTAAATACGGTATGTGTATTTCATCTTTAATCCACGTTTGAGTCGGATTAAATGTTGCTAATATCAAAGGTGTTGGCATTTTATCAATATACCAGGAGCCAACACGCGAGCTGCCGATATTCCATAACTTCTTGCTTAACTCTTCAATTTGCTCAAAGTATATTCCGTTTGTTTCAAGTCCTAAGAAAGCATTTAACTCGGGGTCATGGCTTATGTTTTCAGCCATAAAGAATATCTTTGATTTGGTCTTAGTGTTTTCTAAGAAGTAGTTTGACTTATCGCGCGACCACCTAAAGTGTGCTGAGCCATCGATAATCTTTTCAAATGTCGGTATGATTGTTTTTACTAACTTCGGAAAGTCAGAACGGATAACATGCCACTTGCTATTTGGATACATTGAGGCCAAACGCAAACAGATCGTGGCGCAGATAAAAGACTTGCCACCACGAATTGCGCCACCATAAAGCAAGTTGCGCTTCTCTGTCGCGCCTTGTGCCGCTGCCATCGCTTGAATATAGAAATCATATTGCTTTGGGTTGGCTTGTAAATCAACGTTCATTAAATTTCAATCTTAGTGCCATCAGGCATCGTGACAGTTGATGGTGGGCGCGTGTCTGTGATGGTTGTTTCGGTTTTGGTTATTTGCTCCTCAATTCCGTTGTTTAATGTATCAATGGCCTTAGCATTGCCCATCTTTGCGTTGTTAAATAAACTATCGACATACTCCTCAAGGTTGTTTGAGCCAGTTAACTTTTCGATAATCTTTTGAGTAAGTAACTTTTCAGCGCGCTTAGCCTCCCATCCTTTACTCTTAGCTTCGGGGCTTGGTTGATTGGTAGTTGTAAATGGTGTCCCATCAACTGCTCCTTTAAACGGTTTTAATGGACGTTTTTTGGGCGTTTTGTCATCGGCTTTCATAGCACAAAGATAAGAATTATTTTAATAAGTTTAATATAAGTGATTGAAACTCATCAAGTGACCTTACGATGTGATATTGAAAACCATTACTCCTAACTAATGCTGCCCATTCCTTTTGCCCTGCTGATTGCGAACCATCAGATGTTTTGAATTCAATCATAAACGCTTTTGCATCATAGTAAAGCACCATATCACTTCTGCCAGCTATTAGACCTTTAGCCTTGTTTCTTGCACCATCAATTTTGTTTTTTGAATTGTTGAGGTTGTAACACAATAAACCACGGTGTTGTGGGTAGGTGTTGTGAAACCATACGTAGCAATCACTTTGTATTTTATCCTCCGATTGCTTCTTTTCGTTTTGCATTCAACAAATTTACAATAAAATCTTGATGCCACCTATTATTTTGCTTTTCATATTTTTTGCACCAAACAGATAGCTGCTCACCTGCCATTTTTACGGAATGGTAATGAGTTATTATTGGCGAATGTTTTAACTCATACTGAATAATATGGTCGCAAATCTTGTGCAATACTGCGTATGGTTTCCATTTGCGTTCCTCTGCTAATTGAAACAAGTGTTGTGTAGGTATATTAATAGGTTTTTCTCTGGTTAGTTTTACAAGTTGTTTTATTTGCTCTTCTGCTTCTTGTGCTTTTTTCTCCTCTTCAAAATCGTGACCACAACTTTCGCACTTTATTTTTCTTGTATGCTGAAGATGTCCACAATTTGGACATTCCTTAACCGGTGACATCCCAACACTTTTATTTTCTTTTTTAGTACCATTTTTAAAATATGTTTGCCAATCAAAAAAATCGGTGTATTGGCCATGTCTTGCAGTATTTTTTCCCAAATCAATCACAGTAAAGTTGCTTTTGTTTTCGCTTAATCTTGATCCTCGGCCAATCATTTGGAGGTATAGTGATAAAGATTTGGTTGCTCTGTTAAGTATAATTGTTTCAATTGTTGGCTCATCAAATCCAGCAGTCAACACACCCACATTACAAATTATGGCATCAGGTTCTTGCTTAAACTTTTGCAAGATTTCAGCACGTTCTTTTTTTTCAGTTTCACCGGTAATACTATACACATTTAATCCCTCAAGTAATAAGGCAGAATAAACCGCATCGTTATGTTTTAGATTTACATTGAATATTAATGTTTTTTTACCTGCTGATAATTTCCAATAGCTTTCAATCACATTGTTAACCATCTTTTCGCTGGAGTAAAATTCCTCCATTTCTTTCTCATCAAATTCACCGCCTTTAATTTTAAATTTTTGAGCTGCTACTAAATCAGATGCAAATCCGTAGGCATCACAGTTTAGTAAATAATTATTATCAATCAAATCGGTAATGGTAACTGGTTGCAATAGTTCAGCATAATAATTTGCCAATGGGTATTCGTTTATTGGTGTTGCAGTTACTCCAAGCACTTTGCATTCTTGGTCTTGAAAGAATGGCATTTTCTTAAAGTTACCGATGTGACACTCATCAATTATTGTTAACCCAAACTTAGGCAGTTTCTTAATTCTTCTTGCAACTGTTTCCACCATTCCGACATAATAGTTGTAGTCACTTGGTATGGCTTTTACTCCTGCTTCAATCAAGAAACACTTTTCACCCAAACTATTTTTAGCTTGTTGTAGTAATTCTTGTCTATGCACCAATATAAGCACACTTGTAATGTTTTCTGCATAGTGCCTTTTAGCGACTTCGCAAAAGGTAAAAGTTTTGCCACTTCCGGTTGGCATTTGTAGCGCGACATTCTTATTTTGATTGCTCTCAATTAATGTTATTGCGTTTTTTTGGTATTCTCTTAACATGGTTACAGATTTTACAGATGTTAACACTTTTTTTTCAATCTGTAACTTAGTGGCACTAAGTGGTTACAGATTTACAGATTTATATCATTTATTTAACTTACTATACATTATACACACACGCACACACACGCACACATTATTTTATACAGCGTAATTGAAATTCGCTTTTTATGTGTAATCTGTAACTTTTAGAACGTATCATTTTGATTTTCAATACTATAAGAGGTTACAGATCCTTTGATTTTTATCTCATAAGCACGAATTACCTTAGTTCCTACTTTCATAACTTGCTGAATGTAGCCACATTTTTTCAAAGCCTGCCCCATTCGTTTGGTGTTAGTTTTAAATGTTGGGTGTATTTTTTGCAGTTCAAGGATCACATCCGTGTTAGTCATTTTGCTTGTTGGGTCATTTTGGATGTGTCTATTAATTAATTCAACTTCACTCATTACCTCAATGTTTTTTTCGTTGGCTTTATTTAAGTATTCGATTTCTCTTTTGGTTAAGAACCAAGCCTCTTTATCACTTTTCCATTCATTGTAAAGCTCAATAAATAGTTTATCCTTATCAATCTTCATATACGCATCAAAATCAAAGCTAATCAGGTTTATTGGTATTATTCTTCGGTTACCAGTAGGGTCATTAATTACCTCAGCATCGTTTGAAGTTCCACCTAAAACAGCAAGGCGTAGCAGGTCTTCTGAAACTCTTCCGTATGGCATACGAATGGAAAATGTTTGCTGGCTGCTCATACGTTTTAATTTTGTAGCATCCTTTTTTGATTTGCCTCCAAATTCATCATCAACTATTAACCATTTTTTAGTCATTAAAATTTCAGAATCTTTGCCCTCATCCAAGTTGCTTTCAGCATAGAATTTACGCAAATCTTTCGGCAATAGGTTTCTATAAAATTCAGTTTTTTTGATTCCTTGTTCACCAGTAATCACTAAAATCATTAACGAATAAGTGCCATAGGCTGAACCAATCAATCCTAATAACCATTTTTTTAAATAGGTATCTAAATAGTCATCAAAAGTGTATACCCCATCATTTTCGTATATTAGTTGCTCAATCTCAAAGCACTTTTTTAGCTTGTCAAATTCATTATCAGTTGTCAGATGTGAATTATTCTCAAACCAATTTTTAATCGGGTTATAAGATATGCTATTGTCTTTATTTTGAATTAGGGTAAACACTTTGTCCTTTGAAATTCCATCATCAATTTTCTGCCAAACTTTGGTGTAGAAATTAGCCAATATTCGATCGGTCATTTCCTCGCCATTGAATTCAAAGTTTCGTGTAATCTCGTTGAATTTTACATTGTTTAATTTGATAAGTTCAATGATTTCATCAATCTCTGTATTTTCTTTTTTTAGTTGAGGTTTAAGAAACTCATCGGCATCGGTTATATTTAATTTTTTTAGTTCTTCTTGGGGATTATCAGAAAGTTTAACAATGCTCTTTATTTTTTCTGTCCTTTCCGATGTGGTGCTAATTCCTGCTTGCTTAAAAATATAATAAACTGATGCAATGCTGACACCAGTTCCGCTACGTTGCAAAGCTATATTGTAATCACGTTCTGCTTGCCTATGGGAATATTTTGGCGATGATTGGCATAGTGAATGAAAGTAGTTGCGACCACTTTCACTAAATTCTTGGGTCAAAGCAAAAGCAAGGCGAATGTAGTCTTCGTAGTTATCAAACAAATTCATTGGCGCAGCCTTTACCACCATCTCATCAAAATCAGTTTTAACAACCACTGGCTTTGGCTTTGGTTTGTCTTTTTTCTTTAAGTAGGTCTTAAATTGTTTTGATTTCTTATTAATGTAGATGTCTGGGTCATATGACACAAAACGCAAACGAGATGTGTCCTTGCAAGACTTGTCCAGCACAATTGAAAACTGAACCATAAAGTAATTTTCAAGTGAAAGAAACGCATCCAAATGCCTTGTCCCATCAATTTTTATAAATACTGCATACCCATTACCAGATAGTGAACGATGCACGGAGTAAACATATTCGTTGCGTTTTATTCTTTCAATATCAACTTCAGCAATCTGGTCTTTTGCATCAATATCAAGACAAATGAAACCACTATGCTCAAGTAATTTATTAGCTGCCCTTTGCTTGAAGCTACCACTTGCAGTTACGCAAGTTGTTAACTCTTTTTGTGTTCGACCAGCACGAAAGTTTAGCACTTCATCTTGCCAGCGACCATTTTTAATCCCATCAAAATACTCATCAACTTCAATGCTTGCATCTGATTGGTTACTTTTTGCACTATTAAATACTGATATCATTTTATATAAATTAAATAAGCCCCTATCGAGATGCGCCACCGCCAAGAGGCTACATCAAGATAAGGGCTATGCTATTAATAATTTCTTTCAAGTTGGCGGTTATTTCGTTTGCAAATATAAGTAATAATTACTTAATCTGCAAATTACGATGTGTTGCTATACTGCAACCAGTAACTTCAACACCATCCTTTAACGCTGCCTTAATAGCAACTTTATCAGCAGTTTCTACAACTTTCACAGTCTTATATGCCATTGGTAGTGAGTTAACATTCTCAACCTCAACTGTTTCCGATTTTCTAAAGTTAATCTTCACCAATGGTGTTTTAATCTCTTCAATCTGGAATGTGTCCATTGCGTGTTTGATACGATCCTTTAAATAGTCTGATGCTTTTTCACGTTGCTTCTTTGCTGCCTGCAACCGTTTTATTTCAGCATCAATGATGTCAACATCAGCATCCATTTGCTTAATTACAAACGAATACGCAACAGATTTGTTTTGCAGTTGTTCTTCGGTTATGGCAAGTGCTTCCTCAAGAGAGGGGGTTAACTCACCCCCATTCTCTATAAGTTCTTCTGCTAATTGATTATAGCTTTGTTCAATTTGATAGATTGTTAGTTTCATTAGTTTGCTGGTGTTAATTTGGTTTTCATATCATCTTTGGCAGCTAATACTCGTAAGTCAGTTTTTTGGTTAAGGGTTAATTTCTTCCAAACTGCTTTGATTTCATCTAACGAAACGCAAACTTGAATGTCATTAATTATCTCATCAATAGTTGTGTCAACTTCAACGTGTGTAGCTTCTTCAGTAGTTACCACTTGCATTTCTTCCGGTACATAAACTGGTCCACTAAAGATGTCCGGACAATACCACTTCACACCATTGCTAATTGCTCTGGCGAATAGCATATTTTTTGGAAACTTATCAATGTTCTTTGTTAGTGCTTTTTTCGCATCCTCAATAGTGAATGTGCTATTACCTATCTTTGTGTTACCTTGATAAAAGTCAATGCTGCAAACCTTTTCAGATGCCTCAACAACACGATAGTCATACTTGCCACTCCCTTTTAATCGTGATGCAATAAGACCAGCACCGATTGTTGGCTTTCCTTG